TCTGATGGGTCCGCTTATGGGTAGGCTTCAAACGGAACTTCTCGGGCCGATGTTGGGCAGAGTTTTCGGCATACTAAGTCGTCAGGGTAAAATACCCCCGATGCCTGAGGTGATGCAAAACCAAGGTGTCCGACCTGTTTATACTTCGCCAGTAGCCAGAGCGCAGGAGCAGGTTGAAGCTAATGGACTGATGCGTTCTCTTCAGATACTTACCCCCTTTCTGGAGATGGACCCCGAAGTCACGGACCGATTCGACGGTGATGAAATCGCCAAAGGTGTGTTCGAAATGTTCAGCGTCCGCCCGAAATTTCTTCGGTCAGATGAAGCAACCCAAGCACGAAGAGACGCAAGGAAGAAATCTGAAGCGGAAGCACAACAAGCGAAAAATGTACAGAGCGCAGGTCAGGGTTTTGAATCTATCACTCGCGCGGGTGTCAATCTTAAGGAGATTGAAAGCGGAGAAGAATAAAGAGCGATTAATATGGCCGGTGAGGTAATTCAATTAAATGATCGGTTTTACGCGACTTGTGAGTGTGGTTCACAGAATTGGAAGATAATGGTCGATGGTCCGGCCCATCATTGGACTAATATTACAGGTACTAAGTGTTCTGAATGTGGGGGAATAATAGAGTGGATTCGAGCAAAGAAAGAGGACGATGATGGCGACGACAGAAGATTATAATATGGTTTTTAATATATCGGACGCAGGGCGAGAAGTGCTTAAAGATATGATGTTAGCGCATCATTTCTACAGTTCGTCATTCAGTCCTGATCCTTATACGATGGCTAAGAACGAAGGTGAACGAAATGTGGTCCTTCGAATATTAACGATGTTAGATGAACACGAAAAGGAGGTAAAAGTAGATGGTAAAATTTCTGATGGATAATGTGGTACCTTTCTTGGGTAATGCCACACCATTCAAGTTTCATGCTATCGTAGGTGATGAAGGCGGTGGCGGTGGTGGTGGCGGTGACGCAGGCGATGCCGGTGATGGTGATGGTGATGCCGGGGACGCAGGTGATACTGGTGATGCTGGGGCCGGTGATGGTGATGGTGGAGGTACAGGCGACACGCATTGGATGGATGGTCTTGAAGGTTTGGATTTTAACGACCGGGATGCGGGTGTACTGAAACGATTTGGTGATGTGGGTGCCTTAGCAAAAGGCTATCTTAATGCTTTTAATCTGGTAGGGCGAGATAAAATCCCCATGCCACAAACAGAAGAAGAATGGAATGAAGTCTATGACCGACTTGGTAGGCCCAAAGAAGCCGGTGAGTACAACCTTACCGTCGGAGACGACCTTCCTCAAGAATTTAAAGAAGCGATGGCGAAGAACATGGGTTGGTTTCAAGATACAGCTCATCGACTCGGACTTAATGCGGAGCAAGCGGGAAAGCTGTATTCAGAGTATGCCGGCTTTGTGCACGAGCAAGCGACGCTCCAGAATGAAACAGTTATTCAAGAAATGGACGCAGCCCGAGAAGAGTTAAAAGGAGAATTGGGCGAAGCGTATGAAGGAAAGATGACTCTCGCAAATCGAGCTATTGAAGAACTCGGTGGAGAAGATTTAATTAGCCTGTTTGAACGGTCGGGAATGGGGAGAAATCCTACGGTCGTTAAGGCTTTTATCAAGATGGGAGAAATGATGGGCGAAGATGTTGGACTCGATACTGAAGGACACGCCACTGAAACTTTCGACCAACTTGACGAACAAATTGCAGCTATTCAAGCAAATACGGCTTACTTGGATGAAAAAGCACCGGAGCATAAAGTTCTCGTCGAAAAGATGCAGAAGTTAATGCAACGACGCCATCCAGAGCCGAAAACAGCACCGGGAACAATTAGATTATTCTAACCCACCTGTCAATCATGGAGCCTTCGGGAGCAACTCCAACCTAAGCGAAGTTTAATCTTAACAGTAAAGGAGGGACAATGTCTCAATATATTACCACAGCCTTCGTGCAACAGTACAAGGCCAATGTGGATTTGCTCTCACAGCAGATGGGTTCCCGACTGAGAGGATGCGTTCGCGTAGAGTCTCAGGAGGGCGAGTATGCGTGGTACGAGCAAATCGCTGCCACCGCTGCTGCACAAAAAACGGGGCGTCATGCCGACACGGATGACGCATTTGTCGATACCGGCCACGAGTCTGTTCGTGTCGGTATTGTTGACTATTCATGGGTGGATTACATCGACCGCGAGGATCGGGTCCGTATGCTGATTGACCCCACTTCCCCTTACGCTCGTAACGCTGCTGCTGCCTTCGGACGGAGTATGGATTCAGTCATGCTCATCGCTGCACTCGGAAATGCCGACCGTGCAGCCAACGTCACCAAGGATAATGTCGCGGCTGTTGCGCTGCCGGCGGGTCAGAAAATCGCTGCCGGTGCTGCCGGTTTGACTATCGACAAACTCATCGAAGCCAAAGGAAAATTTTGGACTGCCGATGTTGCCGATGAGATTCCGAAGTACATCGCAGTCACCGGCACACAGTTGGAGGACTTGCTCAAGACCACGGAGGTCACGAGTGCCGATTACAATAGTGTTAAGGCTCTTGTCCGTGGCGAAATTGATACCTTCATGGGTTTCACTTTCAAAAGGACTGAACTGGTTAACCTGAATGTGACGACCCGCGAATGTGTTGCGTGGGCACAGGATGGTATCCTTCTGGCCCTTGGCATTGACATTAACGCCCGAATCGGAGAACGTGCTGACAAGCAGTACCTGACTCAGGTATTCACCCAAATGACCATCGGGGCAACCCGAATGGAAGAAGTCAAGGTGGTTCAGATTGACTGCACCGAGACTTAAACCTTAACTGGGCTGGCGGAGTGTTGTCTGACAACACTCCGCCAGACAACCCGAGGAGTTAACATGGCTAAGAAAGATGAGTTAGAGTTTGATTTCAGTGATAGCGAAGAAGAGAGTTCTAAACTTGAGCAGTTCTCATCTAATGTACTCTCTGCGCGTAACCTTGCAATTTTCAATCCTTGCGATCTTCACGGAAGTTTGAAGATTTTATCATTCAAGATTAAAGCTGACAAAGACTATACACAAGGCACAACTTTCGCTTTGTGTAAGATACCGCAGAGTCAAGTCAGAATCTTAGGGGCCTTAAGCCGGATCAAGTTTAACCTGTCCTGTGACAAAGCCGTACTCGGTTGGCCGAAGTTTAAAAAACGGAATCAAATGATGATCGAAGCGGACCTCAAAGGATTTGGTGAAGTGAGCGAAATGAAGGGGGAAACGTCTTTTCTGGAACACCTGCCGGGGCAAACCATCACTGTTGATAGTCTTGAAGGAGTCTTCGTGGTGTGTACTGTATTTAGTGACGGAAAGAAAGGTGATTCCATCGAAGGGTATTTAATCTACGTTAAACAATAGGTGAAATGATGGCGTCAGAAATAGAAATCGTAAACAGGGCATTGATTAAACTCGGTGAGAAGACAATCCTGTCTCTTGACGATGATAAGAAATCTGCCCGTACAATGAAAGCCTTATACGCGCCTACGCGCGATTACGTTACGCGAAATCATCCGTGGAATTTCGCGATTAAGCGTATTGAACTGGCGCGTAATACTGCTGATCCTGTGTTTGGGTATCAGTACTCTTATAAACTTCCAAGTGATTGTCTTCGGGTTCTCATTCCGAACAGGGAGATTTGGGTGTATGGTATTGAAGGTCGTAATATGAACACGGACTATGGAGACGCCTTCATCAAGTACATCGCTCGAATATCTGATCCGAATACGTTTGGCGAGTCTTTCCAAGAATCTTTGGCGTGTAAACTTGCTGCGGAAGGATGCATTTCTCTGACCGACAACGATGCGCGTCATAAAGCGATGGTACAGCTTTACAATCTGTCCATCATGGAAGCCAGAAGTGTCAACGCTATGGAAGCCGGTCCAAAATGGATTGAATCCGAGGAGTGGCTTGATTCTCGTCGGGTTGGTGTAGCCGGCACAACTGGAATACACAGAGGACAACCTTTATAATGCCACGATTTGATCCCATATACACAAATTTTTCGGCAGGAGAATTCAGTCCTTTACTAACTGGTCGGGTTGACCTTGAAAAGTATCAGTCGGGCTGTGAGATTTTGGAGAATTTTCAACCAAGACCTCACGGCCCTGCTGTACGCAGGGGCGGATTTCGTTTTATAGCAGAAGCGAAGTTTTCTGATCAAGCCTGTCGTATGATTCCCTTTGATACAGGTGCATCGTCAGGTCTATTTCATTTAGAATTTGGTGATAACTATATCAGGTTCTACACGGAAGGTGGGCAGTTGCAGGAAACTCCACCGACAGCATATGAGATAGCTACTACATATGACGAAGAGGAATTGCTTGAACTTAACTATTTGCAAGACGCGAATACGTTGTATATATTTCATGCAAGTCATGCACCTGCTAAACTTGTACGCAACGACACCTTTGATTGGGTGCTTTCAGATATATCATGGACTTCAGAACCTACGGAATGGGGCGCAGGTAACTACCCTGGTACAGGCGCGTTCTATGAGCAGCGAATGTTAGTGGGTGGTGTTCTTAGCGATCCTGGCACAATATGGGGTAGTAAGATCGCAGACTTTTTTAATCTTACTATCGGTACATTAGATGACGATGCTTTTGCATACGTCATCAATACGGATAAGATTAGTCTTGTCCAGTGGTTTAGTTCGGGTGAAGTTTTAGCGGTTGGCACATCGGGTGCTGAATATAAAATGATGAGTACAACTTTTAATGAAACCATTACACCTACCAATGTAAAGATCGTTAGACAGACTAACTATGGTGCTGCGAATGTCCTGCCTATACGAATAGGCAGCAGGGTGTTGTTCGTCCAGAAAGGGCAACTTAAAGTACGAAACTTTGCGTATTCTATTGAATCTGATGCCTATTCATCGAAAGACTTAACTCTTCTTAGCGAACATATTACCTATCCACGTATTCTCCAAGCTGACTATCAGAATGAGCCTGACAGTATAGGATGGTACGTGCGCGAAGATGGAGAACTTGCAGGCGTGTCATACGAGCCTGAGTTCGATATTACGGGATGGTTTCGTATAGTTACTAATGGGCAGATAGAAAGCCTATCAGTAACAGACGGATTCCTTGATAACAGGTACGATGACGTTTATGTATCAATTAAGCGATTTATTGATGGTGCCACTGTTAGATACATCGAAAAATTGGAACGCCCTTTAAGCAGAGAAGAAGAGGTTACGGAAGCTTTCTATGTTGACTCTGGTCTGTCTTATGACGAAGGGGTGCCTACTGATACTTTTGCAGGTTTAGAACATCTGGAAGGCGAAACAGTGCAGGTACTCGCAGATGGCGCGGTTCATCCTGATGTAGTTGTAACAGGTGGAGAAATAGTATTACAATACGAAGCTACGCGTGTACACGCAGGGTTAGCGTTTAACTCGACGTTAAAGACTATGCGAGTCGAGGGAGGAAATCCTATCGGTACATCGCAGGGAAGAATAAAGCGGATTAACAGATGTTATGCTCGATTATATCGAACAGTTGGCGTACTGGTTAATGGTGAGCGATACTTCATGGGTCCGCCTATAATGAACGAGCCAGTGCCTTTATTCACAGGTGACGTTGAAGTGCCTGTCGATGATGGATACGACGAAGCAGGGCAGATTGAGATAGTGCAGAATCAGCCTTTACCAATGGTAATCATAGCAATTATGCCGGAGGTACGAACACAATGAGCCTAACTTACGAGACAATAAAGTATCCACCTGATATATTCGCAGAGATAACGCCTTTACTCGATGCACATTATGATGAGTTGTGTCTGTTCGATAATGTTAAACTCGCGCCTAAGTGGGATAAGTACAAAGCTATGTCGGATATGGGTATGGTTCATGTAGTTTTCGCACGGAATGAGAAAGGCGAATTGGTTGGGTACACTGTCGATTTTATTATAGAGCATATGCACTATGACTTCAAAATGGCGGTTAATGATATTCTTTTTATGAAGCCCAAATACCGGGGTCACGGAATACGACTCATTAAATTTACAGAGGATAGTTTAAAGAAACTTGGGGTAGACATTTATGTTATGTCAATTAAACCTCATGTTGATTTTTCACGAGTCGTAGAACGATTTGGGTATCAACACTTAGAGTCTAATTACTGGAGGAGGTTAACATAATGGGTGGCACAGCAGCAGTTATCGGTTTAGTAATATCGGTTATAGGTGCCGGGACGGCAGTATATC